GTTTCCCAGTCACGATCCGAGCGGGGATATTATTTTCAGTACAAACTTTACCTAAAAGCATACCAACTCTGTAGTTAACAGGACTAGTTTTTAATTTAGTTAGAAGTTGAGTACTAAAAGGTCTTGACATTTTATATCGCCTGTTTCCGCCATTTTTCTAACACGGCTTCTTTGTTTTCTGCATTAACATCAGTCTTTGCTTTTTTATTAGTAATTACAGGTTCTTTTATTTCTTCATCTTCGTCATCAATTAATTTAAACTCAGGACTGTTTTTTATAAGTTCTTTATGATAATTAGACAAGGTGCTGTAAATTTCAGAATCAAATTCATCTAACGAAAAAATAATACTCTGGTTAACTTGTTTAGGCACAGATGTTTTCTTAGGTATAGGCATAACAGTTTGAATGTTAGCGTATATCTTGCCTTTACTCTCATTATGAGTAATATTTAACATACCTAATTTACTTACTAAACTTTCTAATTTAAATTCTTCAACATCTTTATTAGATAATTTACCACCTGTCCAACTTTCAATCATTAATCGAAGAGTAGCCTTTTCTGAAAAAAGTAAGTTAACTCTACGACTAACAATATAAGGTGTGCCATTCTCCATCAATTCCTCAGGTAATTCAAAAACTAATTCAATTTGACGTTTCGATTTAGTTTCACCATTGTAAGTAGAATCTTGAGTACCAAGGTCAATAAGTTTTATTAATCTGCCAATATGTGCTCCTGATGGGGCAGGTTTAAAATCTATGGATCTACTAGAAGTGTTTTTTAAATTAAATTTAGACATAATATTTCCTATTCAAAATGTGTTTCTCTATTATTAAACGTTTTAAATTATCCTGAAATTGGGTTAACAGGACAAAATAAAACTCTTGGAAAAGTAGCCTTCTTGTCAAAAACTACTTTAGTAACTATACGCTCAGGTTTTACGCAATAATTTTTTAGCATATTAACGTATGGTCTAAGGGGATAGCGACCGTTCTCTTCTTTACCAAAAGCACTAGCAGCAGGGACTGTAAATTCTAATATACTAGACGCTGATTCTTTTAGTATTACAATTTTTGTTTTCCAAACTAATTTACATTGTGAACCTATGCCTGTGTAGCTCGAACCTTTAATACTGTTAGGACATAGATTACAGGTTAGTGATGGAGGATTACTTATTTTTTTATCGGGTGTATTACCATCATTTGACCAACAAACTGGAATCATTATTTCATCTCTATTGTAAGCACTTTTATAACATTTTCGTGATGGATATTTATCAATATTTTTAAATACTATATCTAAAAAATTTTTATCTAATATTTCTTCTGAACCATTTACAGTTTTTCTAAATATACCGTCCCTAATTGATAATTTTTTATTAATTAATGAATTAAACATTTACTTAATCGTTTTTAGGTTTGCGTACTGAGATAGTAAATTCACGCATAACATTAACACCTTCAGGTAATCCTTCATCAGATTTTTCAGACATGAATTGTTTAAAATTACCTTGATGTATCCTAGATTCAAATAATTCTACCGCACCGGTTTCTCTAATAAATTTATTTAGGCTGTCTCTATCTGAACAAATGAATCTTTCTTTTAATTGTTTCAAAATTGTTCCTTGAGGAGTTTTAATGCTGTTAGCATTTATGTCATTACAAATTTTTAACATTGAACGTGATAAAACATCTAAGTCTTTATTTAATGCTTCTACATTAGCTTTATACTCAGCGTCAATTCTGTCACGTTCATTTCGTATTGTCAAGTAAGTCTGAACTAATTCTCCAAAATTTTTATCCATTGTTTTCTCCTATCTCTGATTGATATAATTTAACTAACTCCGTGTGCAAATTAACTTTATTTTGTAGTAACTTATACATTTTTCTTTCAACTTCAGATCCTTGTAAATGTACTACTGTCATGTTATTTTTTTGTCCTACACGATCTATCCGTGCAATACATTGCAGATAAGTTTCTACACTCATAACGGGTGACCAAAAGATGACGGTATCTGCTGCCGTCAAAGTAACTCCATGAGATGCTGACTGAGGTTGAATAATTAAAACTTTAGGTTGCTCTTCGTTTTGAAATTTATTAATAATTATAGAACGGTTATTTGCAGTTACATCTCCATTAATAATTTCAGATTTAACTTTTTCTTTACTTAAATATTCTGAAACAATTTTAATAGTATGTCTAAAGGGTACAAAAATTAATATTTTATTTTCTGTTTGGTCGATAACTTCCATCAACGCATTTAGTCTTGGTTTAATATCAAACTGTAAAACTGCTTTTTCATCTGAGTAAACTGCCCCTCCTGATACCTGCAATAATTTAGATAGTTTAGCTGCTGCATTAACTGCACTTACCTGTTCTCCTCCTGTTTCAACTAACATCTCATCACGCAATTCCTTATAGTATTTTAAGGCTTGAGATGTTAAAGGAGTCTCTCTTATTTGGTAAAGCACTTCTGGTAAATCCAAACATTCTTTTTTACTGTATCTAATAGCCGGTTGCAAAGCATAAAATACATCAGCCTTAGATGTAGTTTTAGGAATCCATGTAAATCTTGAAACTTGTAACATTACTCTATCACGCCATGCAGTTGCATATTTTGGCACTCTGTGCGGTGAAACTAATCTAGCTAGTCCAAACGCATCAATAGGTGATTGAGAAGCAGGAGTGCCTGTTAATAACCATAAATAATTATCAGGTTTAATTGTTTTATATAAAGTTTTCCATCGAATAGTACTTGTAGATTTGTAAGCATTTGCTTCATCAACTACTATTAGATCAAAATCATTATTTAAAATTTCATTTCTTAAAATACCTACGCCTTCGTAATTTGTGATAATAAAATCATACTCACCATTAATTATTTGTTTTCTTTTATTTGCGGTGCCATAAGCCACTCCTGCCGATCTGTGCATAGCAGTTTTAAAAATATCTGATTGCCATGCCGAGTACATGATTGTTAAAGGACAGATAATTAAAACTTTTTTAATTAATCCTAAATTCATTAAATAGTCTGCTGCCCAAATTACTGATGATGTTTTACCTGTACCTGCTTCATTAAAACAAAATGCTTTTTTTCTTAATGATAAAAAAGAAGTAGTAATTTTTTGGTGTTCAAACGGTTTATATAAACCTGGGAATTTATAATCACGTAATAATGGTGATGGTATAAAATTATAATTCAAGTGTGTAGCTAAAAATGAAGTTTCATTTAAACCCCAATAAGTAAGGACTTCACTTTTATTATTTTTACGACTTATAATTTCTGACTTCTCAATACTACTTACAATTTCATCTGCAATATTATTACGAACAGTATGTAACAAAGCCATATTATCTATAATTTTAAATTTATTATTGTGCATTTTTTAATATTGTTTTATGTTTGCGATCAATATCAATCAACTTACCCCACAGTTGCGAATCTTCATACAAAGATTGAATGTCTTGTTCTGGAAATTGAGTAGTAGGAACTATGCTATATTTGTAATTCCTTATTATTTTTGTATCATCTTTTTTTTGCAATCTCATTTCTTTTCCTTGTTTGTGAGGATAAAAAAGACACCTTAGGGGTGTCAATCCTCTGTATCTACATCATTAAAAGCGAGAAGGCTGATGCAATCCAGATCATGCGGTTTAGGGGAAACAATGACAACAGCGACAAAACCCCAGCCACTCACATGTTACGCTATAAATTTAATTTGTCAAGTAAAACTTTACTTTATCGAACCGTCTTTGTTTCTAGCAAAACTACGATTTTTACGTGATGAAATTATTTTAACTCCATCTTTATTAGAACCACCTTTAGATAGGGCTTTTTTGTGAGCTACGTCTTTACCTTCACGTTTATCAGCTTTCCCATTTTTATTTAAGTCTTTACCTTCTTTATCAATTTTACGTCTTGCTCGTTGACGCTCCATACGATTAGAATGTTCGTTTCTTTCTTTTTGTTTTTTGTACTCTTTTTTATACGGTCTTTTTGTTTTAGTGTAAGGCATGTTATTCCTTAGTTATTATACTCACAAGTTTTAACTGAGCACCAACCGCACAAAGGGGTAGGGTTAGGCTGCCAAGTGTCATTCTCGTGTGAAATGGCAAGTCTTAATAAAGCAGGGGTAAAATTATCCCACAACTCATCTAAGTTATCTCTAATGTATTCTTTGTTAATAAAAGTACCCTTGTTTAAAAATAATAAACCGGATTTAATTCGGTCTATTTGTGGGTAGTGTACAAAAGTTAATGCTGTCATTAATTTTAATTGATTAGTGTCAGGATATGTATCTTTACCTGTTTTATAGTCTACTATAAATGCCACATCATCTTCTATAATTAATAAATCTATTATCCCACACGCCCAATAATTTTTACCGTTGAACTTGCAAGGTTTTTTATCTGCTGTAACAGCTAATCTTTTTTCTGTAAATACAAGAGTATTTTCATCTCCTTCTAATAAAGGATTGACATATTTTAAATATTTTATGTAATTGCTAGGTAATTCAATACCATCTTTTACATATCTTTCCAAAAGTTTATGTACATAATTGCCGTCTGCCATTTCTTTGCTTTGTTTTGGTACGAAATTTTTTAAAACTTTAATTTCATTATATTTTCTAGGGCAACTTACGTACTCTTTTAAACTTGAAAAAGACCATCTTAAATCTTTATAATTAGATATATTACTCATGTAATTAAAACCCTATTTATTTAACAATCCCCATAATTATAACCATAACCTGATTCACAGGCTATAGGCAAAGTTCTACCCCAAATCGGTGGAGTAGACATTATCTTTTCTATAATTTCTGTCGCTTCCTTTTGATCTTTTTCAGGTACTACTACCACCGCAGCGTCATGTACCGTTAAAACAATTTTATATTTTTTAGCTATCTCTATCATCTGTTCACCAATGACTATTCTAGCCAATGCTTGTACTACATTTTCAACAACTGTACCACCCCATACATTAATACGACCTTTTCTGGATTTGTAACTATATTCTTTTTGGTTAGCATCAAATAATAATTCAGGATATTTAATGAAAAGATTATTAGGTAATTTAATACCGTTTTCTGTAACAGATAGAACTTCATGCTTTCCAATAAAACGTTCCTTTAATCCATCATTCCAATTAACTATATAATCTAACGCACCTTCTGAATTCGACCATAAATTAATAATGTCACTATTAACTTCTCGGTACAAATTAACAATATTTTTACATTCACCATCACTTAACTCAATAGTTGGCGATTGTGTTTTTAGAGTATGTTGTAATTTTTTCCAACCTGTACCATAACCTAATCCTAAAACACAAGTTTTTCCTACAAATCTTTCAATCGGATTTGCTTTAGTTATTTTTTTATTATAAATTTTAGATGCAAAACTAGAATATACATCTTCGCCTTTAGTAAATTGTTCGACTACATCTATTTGATTTGATAACCATGCTAAAACTCTTGCTTCAATTTGTGATGAGTCGCAATTTATTATGACATGGTTAATTGGTGCGATAATAGCTTGTTTCAAAGTTTTTTTGTTTTTATCTCAACTCGGATCGTGACTGGGAAAC